GTAACTTTTCGCTTTGACGAAGTAGCTAATGTAGACAATTGAGGCTCCTGTTTTTCTACGATAATCGGTACATATATTTCGCTGAAATGACTTGCTATTCTGTGGCTTCAGAGTGATATATACAGTACCAAAAAAACAAGGAGGTAACCCCATGAAAGCACTACACTACAACGTCACCGGGCAGGACCGCAAAGAACTGGTCGGCATCATCTCCAAGGTGGTCGGCATGAAGGCCGTCTACAAATTCATGCCCACCTGCGCCTTCGTCATCAGCAACATCACCGTTGAGAAAGACGGCACGATGGTCTGGGACGAGCGCACGGATCAGGACACCATCGAGGCGGTCATCATCGCCCTTGCCGCAGCCGGATTCAACCCGGTCAAAGACGAGGCCGAAGCCGAAGAAACTGGCCTGACGATTGAGATCCCGCTCGAAAAGGTCTCGGTTGGAAACCTCACCAAGCTGCTGGATGCCAAAGGAGAACTGATCAAGAAGGCCCTTGGTATCGAGGACATCCGCATTGAACTCAAGGACGACCGCATCGCCTTCCCGTGGTTCAAGGAGCTGCCCTCTCCCGAAGAGATCAAAGCCTACTCGCATTTCATCGCAGCCTTGTGTGAGATGGCACTAAACCAGAAGCGGATCACCGCCAAGGAAAAGCCGGTCGACAACGACAAGTACGCATTCCGCTGCTTCCTTTTGAGGCTGGGCTTCATCGGTGACGACTACAAGACTGAACGTAAAATCCTGCTCCGCAACCTCTCCGGCTCCTCGGCCTTCAAGAGCGGCGCAAAGAAAACGGAGGTGGAATCATGCGAGTGATTTCAAAAGCGGCCCTTGAGGGCTTACGTCGCCGGTACAAGCCCGGTACACGGGTGGAGCTCCTGCAGATGGACGATGTTCAGGCCCCTCCCATCGGGACGAAAGGAACGGTCCTCGGCGTGGACGACATCGGTTCCATCATGGTCGCATGGGACAACGGCTCCGGCCTGTCAGTCGCATACGGCGCAGACCTTTGCAGGGTGGTGAGCGACGATGACTGAGACGATCAAAAAGCAGATCCTCGCCATCCGGGACACCGGCTTGACGAATATGTTTGATACAAACATGGTGCAGCGGCTGGCCTACGAGCGAGACTTCTATGAGCTGGTGGTCTTCATTGAGGAGCATCGCAAGGAATATGTGCATTTCATCCTCTACGGAGAGGCATAAAGTACACAATTCCAAGCCCGAATATTTGTGTAGAATACTTCGGTTTATATTGCAGAAATGACTTGCTATTACAGGCGTTTAGAGTGATATATACACTACCGAAAGGAAATACACACAAACGGAGGAAACCACGATGCGTTACATCGACCACACCAACTGCAAGACAGCCTTTGAAAAAGGCGAAGACCACGAGATCCAGAGCCTTGGGAAGCTCACCCGCACGTCTACCAAGATTGCCGAAGCAAACGGTCTCGGAGTTCTGAAGAACCGTCAGGGCTACTACAGGATCATCAAGAAGAGCGGCCTCGGAGCCTACGAAGACGTCCTTTCCAGCCTCGCTGAGGTTGACGCCTTCTTCAAGAACCTCGACAGCCACAAGGCTACGAAGTATTAAGGAGGGACCGACAATGATTAGACTGGAAAAGTTCTACGATCTGATCAGCCGCAATGCCACGGTGACGCTGACCAACCGCCAACTTGATACCACCTTCTTTGAAGGCAGCATGCGAGACATTCCGGACCGTTTCAGCAACTGCATAGTCGAAGACTTCTGCGTGTCCAACACCGGCGACTTCCTTTTTAAGATCAAAGTCAACCCGGTCCCCGCAAACGAGGAAAAACGCCTCTGGCACGAAGGCAGCTTACGGGTCCACGGCAGCATCTTCCATTACTGGTTCAAGCAGTACGACGAAGGCTCCGAGTTCGGAATCGACGGCGGCAGGATTTCCAAGCTGATGCTTAAGCGCAATGGCGAGATCGTTTGCAACTACGACAGAGGCTGGGATGTTCAGCCGGTCGACGAAGACACTCAATTGGCCTACGAAATATTGGTACATACCGAAAACTTCTAAACCCCGGTAAAGTAAATACCCTTGGGACATGAGCCGCTCGGCTCTGTTCCTCGTTATGACGGTCGCTTCAGGCGGCTATTTTTTATGCCTTTTTGGAGGTGATAACACTTGAGGCGAATGAAGAAATACACACCGACGAAGTTCAAAGCAAAGGACTCCGTCTATAACAAGACCAAGGCCGACTACGCTGTCTCGTTCATCGAGTGCCTCTGTCACACCAAAGGTACATGGGCAGGAAAGCCCTTCACGCTGATCGACTGGCAGGAGCAGATCATCCGAGACATCTTCGGAATCATCAAGCCCAACGGATACCGGCAGTTCAACACCGCCTACATTGAGATACCCAAGAAGATGGGCAAATCGGAGCTTGCGGCTGCGGTCGCACTTCTGCTCACATGCGGCGACGGTGAGGAACGTGCGGAGGTCTACGGCTGCGCTGCGGACAGGCAGCAGGCCTCGATTGTTTTTGAGGTCGCAGCCGATATGGTCCGAATGTGCCCGGCCCTCAACCGCAGGGTCAAAATCCTGACGGCCACAAAGCGCATCGTGTACCTCCCGACAAACAGTTTCTATCAGGTGCTGTCAGCAGAAGCATACTCGAAGCACGGCTTCAACATCCACGGCGTGGTGTTCGATGAGCTACACACCCAGCCCAACCGGAAGCTCTTTGATGTTATGACCAAGGGCTCCGGCGATGCTCGTATGCAACCGCTTTACTTCCTTATAACCACAGCCGGGACGGACACCAAATCCATCTGCTATGAAACGCACCAGAAAGCAAAAGACATCATCGAGGGCCGCAAGATTGACCCGACCTTTTACCCGGTCATCTACGGTGCCGATGAAAACGACGACTGGACGGACCCGAAGGTCTGGAAGAAAGCGAATCCCTCGCTCGGCATCACGGTCGGTATCGACAAGGTAAAGGCCGCCTGTGAGTCCGCAAAGCAGAACCCTGCCGAGGAGAACTCCTTCCGGCAGCTAAGGCTTAACCAGTGGGTCAAACAGGCCGTGCGCTGGATGCCTATGGAGAAATGGGACCGCTGCGCTTTTGCTACAAGCGAAGATGACCTCGAAGGTCGGGTCTGCTACGGCGGTTTGGACCTTTCGTCCACCACGGATATAACCGCCTTCGTGCTGGTCTTTCCTCCGATGGATGAGGATGACAAGTTTGTGATCCTGCCGTACTTCTGGATACCGGAAGAAAACATCGACCAGAGGGTCAACCGGGATCATGTTCCTTACGATGTGTGGGAACGACAAGGTTTCCTGCAAACCACTGAGGGCAACGTGGTCCATTACGGTTATATCGAAAAGTTCATCGAGCGGCTTGGCGAGCGGTTCAACATCCGTGAGATCGCCTTTGACCGCTGGGGAGCCGTGCAGATGGTCCAGAACCTTGAGGGCATGGGCTTTACGGTCGTCCCCTTCGGGCAGGGCTTTAAGGATATGAGCCCTCCGACCAAAGAGCTGATGAAGCTGGTCTTGGAGGAACGCATCGCCCACGGCGGCCATCCTGTGCTTCGCTGGATGATGGACAACATTTATGTGCGGACTGATCCCGCCGGTAACATCAAACCGGACAAGGAAAAGTCTACAGAGAAAATCGATGGTGCTGTGGCAACTGTCATGGCATTGGACCGTGCCATCCGGTGCGGCAACGATACGACCGAGAGCGTCTACGACACTCGTGGTCTTTTATTTTTATGAAAGGACGGTGATGTGATATGGGTATTTTCAGCGGACTATTCAAATCCAGAGACAAGCCCACCGACAGCACAGTCGGCTCCCGTTACACCTTTTACATGGGCGGCAGCACCTCTGGCAAAACAGTAACAGAACGCAGTGCCATGCAGATGACTGCGGTTTACTCCTGCGTCCGTATTCTTGCAGAAGCTATCGCTGGGCTCCCGCTTCATGTTTACCGATACAACAGCGACGGCGGCAAGGAAAAAGCTATTGACCATTCGCTGTACCTGATTCTGCATGATGAGCCGAATCCGGAGATGAGTTCCTTCGTCTTCCGGGAAACGCTCATGACACACCTGCTCTTGTGGGGCAATGCCTATGCTCAGATCATCAGAAACAGCAAGGGCGAGGTCATGGCTCTGTATCCTCTGATGCCAAACAAGATGAGTGTGGACCGGGACGAGAATGGCCAGCTCTACTACCAGTATCTCCGCTCCACGGACGAGGTCGGTGGCAAGAATGAAACGGTCATATTGAAGCCTACGGATGTGCTCCACATTCCCGGCCTCGGCTTTGACGGTCTCGTCGGCTACAGCCCGATTGCAATGGCCAAGAACGCCATCGGCCTTGCCATCGCCACCGAGGAATACGGAGCTAAGTTCTTCGCCAACGGTGCAGCCCCTTCCGGTGTACTGGAACACCCCGGAACCATCAAGGACCCGCAGCGTGTCCGAGAGGCTTGGCAGTCTCAGTTTGGAGGCTCCCAGAACAGCGGCAAAATCGCCGTGCTGGAAGAAGGCATGAAATATACGCCTATCTCCATTTCCCCTGAACAGGCGCAGTTCCTTGAGACACGAAAGTTCCAGATCAATGAAATCGCTCGAATTTTCAGGGTGCCACCTCACATGGTCGGTGACCTCGAAAAGTCGAGCTTTTCTAATATTGAGCAGCAGTCCT